CACTAGCATCTCTGTTAGCATTATTACCGACTCCAAAAGTTGCTTGTGGTTCTACTGATCCACCTTTTGCATATCCTAACCCAGACGTAATCCCCGTTCCTCGACTATCGACGGGTCCGCCTCTAAACATTGGTCTTCTAAATGTGTTCATTATCCAAATATTCCTAACTTACCTAGTACACCGCCTGCTCCGGCTGCGCCTCCTAAGAAACTAGCTAATGGACTTGCTGGTGCTGCACTTGGTTGATACCCGACTGTTGTTACAGGTAATGCTCCCGGTTGTATTTGTGCTAGTTGTTGTCCTACTAGCCCTAATCTTGTAAATGGTTCAAACTGTGCCTCTCTTCCAGCAATTTGTTGTGCATCTAATTGTGCTTGTGCAAACGCTTGATCAGCTTGACCCATAGCTTGTTGGAATTCACCAAGACCTTGTCTCGCCGCTAGATCATCTGCTGCTGCAGCTCTTGCATCTTGAAATCCTGATGCTAATAATTGTGCTTGTAATCCTGCTCTACCTAATGCTGCTTGGTTTGCTGCTTCTGTCGCTTGTATACCTGCTCTTGCTCCACCAAAAGCACCTAGTCTTACAGCATTATCTCTTAATCCTGTTTGTTGTATTGCTTGTTGTCTATCAAATTCTGCAAGTGTAGTATCAATCACCTCTTGTTGATAAGGTGACATAAATTGTTGATAGGCTTGTGGTCCAACTAAAGATCCTAGTCCTGCTGCTGCAGCTGATGCATCTTTTTGTAGTTGTGTTTGTGCTGCAACTTGTGGATCAAATTTTGTTGTATCTATTTTTTGTCCAATAAGTGGTGTTAATTTTCTAGTAAAGGCTGTAAGCGCGCCTTCTAGTACCGGTGCCGGTAGTACTTGTGTTTGGTCTACTGACATTATGCTCTAGCCTCTAAGTTATTCATTAAATCATACATACGTTGTGCTCCTTTATTAACACTACCACCACCCGCTGCTCTGACTGCATCAGCAGTCATTACAAATTCGTTTTTAGATAATCGTGCCGGCACGTCATCTGCTTTTTCTTTTTTGCCTATTGGCACGAAACCGCCTTTTCTTAAATCCATTTCTTTTCCACCAAAGTCTAACATACCCCCTTCTGCTAAAGATACAATACCACCCTCTTTTAATCCTAATTCATTAAATACCTCCATTATTTCATCCTCTGTAAAGTCATTTACCTCCATAGCAAATCTAATTGCATCTCTTCTAGCTGCTGCAATTGCCTCCATATCTGCTCCTGCCTGTGCCATTTCTGCTGCCTGTGTTGCATTAAATTCTCTTAGTGCTTTAGTTGCTTCTGTAAATGCTAGATCTCCTGTTCCTTGTGCTGCTGGTATTGCAATTGCTCCACCTAATTCTTTTAATCCTGGAAATCTTGCACCTTTTTTACCTGCTTCAAATAAAAGTCCTGGATCTTTTCCAAATTTTCTAAATGTTTCTCCAGTTCCTGTTACAACATCAGATAAAGTTGCTATGCCTTCTCTACCAATATTTTCTGCACCTTGCATAAATCCTATTGGTTCAGGAGTTACTCCAGAAGCTTTCATAATTGCTGCTTCTCTAGCTGATGTTCCTGCTCCCCCTGTTTCAATACCAGATCTCATGCTACCAGATACTTCTGGTGAACTTAAGGCACCTGTTAAGCCAGCTATACCTGCTGACAATAAATTTAATTCTTCTGCTTCTGGATCTGATAATCCTTGAGCTAATAAATTTGATCCTGATGATAAAAGAGCTCGACCAAGTGGCCCAGCAAAAATACCACTAGCTGGCACTAAAAAAGGCACCGCTGCTGATAAAAATGGTAGAGCTGGTCTTAATTCTCTAGGTACAAATTTTCTACTGACACTACTAGTAAAACCTAAAAACTCGTCTTTAAGTTTTCTTTGTGCTTCTTTACGTTTTTCGTTTAAATCTGATAATATACCCATAATCTTCTAATTTACTTGTTTTTTGTTCAATCGTCAACGATCCTATATATTAGTTTTATTACCAAAAGCTGATGGTCCCACAACAACATTGACACTTCTTGATATATCCTCTTGTTTAGTGTCAGTTACTGGACTATTTACATCTTCTTCTGCCTCTTTATCAGACAAGTATTCTCTGCCTGTTTTAAGGTGTTTTATAGTCACTTCGACTCTTGGTTTATATACTTTTACTGTTTTACCATCTACTATTTGATCTTCATAGCTTTCTTCTTGCTCTACAAATGGCATTATCTGTCCTCCCTGTTAATTTCTAATATAGATGCGATAACATCCACATTACCGCTGGTTGCCTGCACCTTTAATATTTCACTCTCTAACATAATTAAAGGCTCACTTAATACTTGTTCTTTTTGACCTGATGTTAAAGTGACATCATTATCTACTACAAAAGCTGTGCCCGATGCATTAGTTAATGTTACTTTAACAACCGCTGATCCAGATGCGTCTTCTACAACCAAAAGAGATTTAACAATAGCACGTGAATTAGATGGTACTGTATATAAAGTCGTAACATCTGTAGTTGTTAAACTTACTTTATCATTTTTATATATATTAGCCACTATCCTAATCCTAACCAAGTAAATCGTTCTTGGTCTTCTTTTTGTTGTGTTAAGTATGTTGAGTTTAATTGTTCTATCAAAATAGATAACGCTCTATTTATTTGTCTTTGGTTATCTTCACTGTATTCTTTTTTAGGTTCCGGTAATCTCACTACTATCTTTGCCATTAGCCTCTCCTTCCATCTGGTTGTAGGTCCACTTGAAACGTACCAAATCTCCACGATTCACCGGCCCCTGTGTTTTCTATTTTAATATTTGCATAACGTCCTCTAGCTCTAGTGTCAACTTTAGTTGTGCTAGATGTTATTGTAAAAGGACTTAAGTTTGTAGCTGTACTATCATCAGCTGGAAAATCTTTTACAGATATAGTTACTTGGTTGTTACCTGTTAACACTTTAAAGTTTGGTAAAAATCTACGCATAGCTAAAAACACTTCACTTTGATCTTTTTGTAAAGAAAAACTAAAAGACTCAACAAAAGAAGTTAGTGCTGTCGTACTACCATCAGGATTAACTTGATCTGTTCCTATTTCGTGTTCAAAAAGCACAGTTTGTCCTAAACCACTTTCACCAACAACTTCTGGAAAAGTTCCTGAACTAGAACTGTTGTATGCAGTTGCATATGGTTTAGGATATACAAGTGAGTCTATCCAAGTTGTTCTTATAGAATTTGTATTCGTACCTGTATACCAATTACCCATAGGTAAATTAGCGTTATCTTGTCCATAGTTATAAACAACATATCTATCATTAAATGTAGCATTAGCTGTAGGATACCACCAAATAACTTCTGTGAATAGATTGTTTATACCGGCACAAATTTGTTGTCCTTTTGTAGTATCGATATCATCGTAAACAAAATCTTCAACAGAACAAGGTAAGGTGTTAACTGTACCATCAAATGAAAAGAAACCATTATTACCCATCCAATATGCAACACCATCTATTTCAATAGCTGCATTTTTACCAATGAGTCCACAGTTTGTACCAACCTGTTCAAAACCAAATGTAAATGTTGCACCTACAAACTTCATCGCATACAATGCATTGTCAGTCCATACTAGAATATTTTCTTTTGCAACTAACGCACCCATAATTTTTGTGCCATCTTGTAGTCTTTGTGTGCCTGCTGTGTTTGTAGCTTCAGGTGTATAATTATTTATATCTTCATCAACAGAGAATCTTATAAGCATATCATCTTGTGTTGTTGGTGTGCCTATGGTTACTTCTGTTCCAAAATGAATTAAGTGTCGTGTTGTTGGTGATATTAAAGTAACTCTAGTTGCAGTTGGATTATTTGTTGTTTCAAATCCAGATGTGTTTGTAGCAGCTCTATTGCCTGTTGGATTTGCAGCTCCTGCATTCCATGTAAATGTTTTACCGTTTGCGATTGTTGCAACTAACACTTCACCAAAATTACTTAAAGACCAAAGTCCTGGTTCAAGAGTTACAGTAGATGCTTGCACTGCACTACCATAACCTGAAAATAAACTTGCGTCTGTCACTGTAGCACCACTACTGTGTGCCTGTCCGTTGGATGTGCCAGCTGTTGCCGTTCCGTTTGTACCTCTGGTAATACCTAAAAATTGTGTAGAACTTTTAGATGTATATGTAATTAATTCATTAGCAACTGCAATTGTTCCTGAGCTTGCAAAACCAGTTGTAGATACAACTGTAACCGCGGTCCCCGATCCACCAGTACCTGCAGTGTCCGCGCTCAACGATCCGTTTAAAGTTGTAGTTGCAGCGCCTGTTACTGTACCACCATAATTACCTATACCAAAACCATAACCATATGATTGTGCTGCAGGTCCTATTTTTTCATATGGAGTCACATCACAACTACCACCGCCAGCAGCTCCTGTAGTTGTTTGTGTACCAGTTATTATTGCAATTAAATTTGATGTTACTCTAGTTACTTGAAATAGTTTACCTTCAAAAGCAGCATCAGTTAAACCTATACCAGCCGGCACAGTTACATTACTTAATAAAATTATATCTCCACTTTCTAAATTATGGTCAGCAGCAAAAGTTAATGAAACTTCTTGTGAGGCATCTGAAGCGGACATTACTACACTTGTTACTTTTGTTTGTAATGGAGTAACATCAAAAAGTTGTCCTTCAAAATATATAAGTAAAAATTTATCTGTACCCAATGCAACATATCTATTGCCATCTGTATCAACAAAAGCATGTTGTTTTCTTGCTACGCCCACGATTGTATCTGTTAAAAGAGATTGCCACCCACCTACTTTTTCTGGCAAGCCATATCTAAATCTTACATTATCTGAGTCTACCCAACGACCCTCTGCTCCAACTGATGTATCTTGTTTATCAATTCCAGGAGCAAACTTAATTTTCGTAAGTGGCATTTTTTACTCCTATGTAGTTTGGTTGTATACGTATTGCCAACCTTTGGTTGCGTTAGTGTATCTTAATTTAATCGATTGATTATTTGTGGTTAATTCTAAATTAGATGCAGCACCTCTTATTGGTTGACTGTTTCTATTTACA